AATACCCTTATGGCACGTGTCAGAGGTTTACTTGCGGATCACTTAGCTCCGGGCGGTCAAGTAGGATAATGTCAGCAATCTCTACCCTACGTGGAACAATCGCGGCTGCGCTAACTGATAATGCGGTGTGGCAGGTGTTTTCCTTCCCACCTGCCACTCCCCTAGCCAATAGCATTGTCGTACAGCCCGGCGATCCTTATATTGAGCCGTCTAACGACCATTACAAAACGGTTAAGCCTAAAGTCAATTTCAAGCTCATTGTGCTTGCGCCTATGTTTGACAATCAAGGTAACCTAATCAATATCGAAGATTATTATTTAGCAATAGTGAATAAGCTCGAAGCGTCCTCTATTGCGTATACAATAGGCACATTTAGTGCGCCAGCAGTCTTAACCGGTGTAGCAGGCGATTTGCTATCCGGGGAAGTAAGTATCAGCGTTCTCTCAGATTGGAGCTAAACATGGCTGATGTAGATAAAGAGCGTGAGGCCTTCCTTGCCAAAATCGGTCAGGTAAAGCCCACAGAACCAAAACCAACCGCTAAGAAAGATGAGGAATAAGCCACATGGCAATTTTCTTGAATAACAAGGTCGGCCTAAAGATTGCAACCATCGATCTTAGCGACCACGTAACAAGCGTTACCCTCAATCAGGCTTTTGATGAGCTTGAAGTTACTGCTATGGGTGACACCGCACACAAGTTTGTTAAGGGTCTTGAGTCAGCGACTCTCACCGTTTCATTCTTGAACGACACAGCATCCGCTAACGTCCTTGCAACTTTGCAAGCAGCGTTTGGCACAACAGCAGCCGTGAAGATGGTACAAGATAAGGTCGCATCAGTATCGGCCACTAACAGCCTTTACACATTCGACATTCTTGTAAACAACCTTACACCTATCAATGGTGCAACAGGTGACATGGCTACTATGGACATTACGTTCACAGTAAACTCAGCAGTAACCGTAGCCACAACCGGCACGTTCTAATTAAATAAAAGGGGCAATAATGGCAAAACTTAAAGTAACTAGGGCAGATGGCACAGAGTCAGTCCATGACATAACTCCAGCTATTGAGTATGCCTTTGAGATGCATGCCAAGAAAGGTTTTTACAAAGCCTTTCAAGAAGATCAAAAGCAAAGCGATATTTATTGGCTTGCTTGGGAATGTCTGCGTAGAGCAGGCGCGCCGGAGGTTTATCCCTTTGGCGATAAGTTTCTCGAAACCTTAAAGGCTGTTGAGGTTTTGGGTGACGATAGCCCAAATGGCTAACGCGTGATGCTTGGACTTACCACGTAGCAGAGCTATCGGTAAATCTGGGCATCGCGCCTAGCGAGTTCATAAATATGGATCGTGATTTGCTTAAGGCGATTTACGCGGTCTTACAAAAACAAGCGGAAGATAGGAAACATGCCAGTCGTAATCGAGGGAGTCGTAGGGCTTAGAAAAGCCTTAAACAAACTCGCGCCTGACATTAAGAAGGAATTAGATAAAGAAGTCCGCGAAGCATTAAAGCCAATTATTGAAGATGCTCGCTCGAAAGTACCTGCAACAGCTCCCGGCGGTTTGTTTAACTATAACTATCCCGGCTATGAGCGCAAGTCACGCACAAGCCGCAAGCGCGGTTTTCCTTCATATGATCCTAAAGCCATACGAAAAGGTCTGACCTATTCTGTAGCTACAAGTCGTATGAAGCAGTCGGGTTTTGTGTCTTTATTTACTTTGTTCAACAAGTCTGCTAGCGGTGCAATCATTGAAACCGCAGGCAGATTAAATCCCGGTGGAGACCCCGAAAGCCAATCAAACAACCGTGACGCAGGACGCAGGTTTATCGGTGCTATGAATGGCGTGGGCGCGCTTAAAGATTACTCAGGACGTGGACGTAATTCCACAGGTCGTTTGCTTTATGCGGCGTATGCTCGTAATGAAGGCAAGGCTGTCAATGCCACACTAATTGCCATTGAGAAGGCTAAACAAAATCTTTACCAGCGCGTTAGAGATAGTAGAAAGATGAGCGCATAATGGCATTAACTGAATCACAAATCAAAGTCATTATTGCTGCTGAGTTACAAAAGGCTGGTTTTGACAAAGCCGAAAGAGCGACCAAGAACCTTACAAGAAGTTTCAAAACATTAGGCGCAACTATCGGTGTGGCTCTGTCTGCACGTGCGTTTGTCAATTTTGCTAAACAAGGTGCAATAGCGTTTGCGGCTGAAGAAAAAGCGGTAAAGCAGCTTACTAATTCACTAGCCAATTTAGGCTTTGCCTTTAGCGTTCCTGCCGTTGAGCGTTACATTGACAATGTAGAAAAAGCCACAATGGTTAGCAAGGACGAATTACGCCCTGCTATGGTGCAGTTAATCAGCACAACCATGAGCGCAAAGAAGTCTATGGATTTATTAGGCACAGCCTTAGACATAGCAGCAGAAACAGGCGCAAGCGTCAGCCAAGTTACAACAGCTTTGAGTCGTGCATATAACGGCAATTACACATCATTAGCAAAACTATCTAGAGGTTACACATCAGCACAATTAGAGGCTGCCGGTTTCGACATGACTGTGCAGATGCTCAATGATCGCTTTACTGGTAGTGCTGCGGCGGCTACTGATAGTTATTCGTTCAAGATTGCTCAATTACAAAAGGCCGTAGGGGATGCTCAAAAGGAAATTGGCAAAGGGCTTATCAAGGGCTTAGAGCAATTAGGTTCTGGCGATTACAATGAAGGATTACAAGATTTAGTAGATTTCGGAAACGCTATCGGCAAGTCATTTGGATATGCCGCAGGCGCAGTTAATACGCTTAAAGACGCTTACGATATTATTACGCTGCGCTTTGTTAGAGATAAGACGCTACAAGCATTAGGCAAGATACAAATGCCAGAGCAACGCGGTGGAACAATCACGCCGACACAGCGTGAGTTAGCTATTGCTGAAGTGCAAAAGCGTAAAGAGAAAGCATTGAGAGATGCTGAACGCCGTGATCGTGAAAAGCTACGTAAACTAAGTGAGAAAGAGCGTAAGGCACGTGAGGCAGCCTTAAAGAAAGAAGCTCAACTCAAGCGCGCTGGCACAGTCTTTGACATGGAAGCAATCCAATTAGTAGCGGCTTTGCAGAATCGTGTGACAGAGGAAAACCGTCTACGCCTAACAGCTCTATTGGCTATTTACAGCGACAACGCTGAAGCGGCAGATAAACTAACGCAGGCTGTTCTATTGCTACAAAAGCCAGCTTTAGAAAATCTAGGCATTACTCTCAAGACTGGCGATAATGCTACGGACGTAATCAATAAAATTATTACAGCGCAGACTAAACTGTTTCTACTTAACACAGGAATTGCAACCATTCCAAAAGCTAAGAATCCTTTTGAGGACTGGGATAGCATCCTAGATCGCTTGCTAGCCAAGATTAAACAAATCAGCACAGCTATTGCCGGATTTGGCTCAGGTAATGGCGCAGGTGGTAACGCTGGCGGTGGCGGTTCAGCCGGCGGTGGTAATGGTGGCGGCGGTGGAGGCGGTGGCGGTGGAGGCGGCGTACTTATTACGCCTAACCCAACCGACCCAAACGGCGTAGCTATTACAATGCCCGGCGGTGCGACTGCTAACCCATTTAACACATTTACCGTAAACGGTGCAACCATTATTGCTAACTCAGGTACAGTCATGACTGGTCGTGCCGATGATTCACCTAATGAGGCTAACGCTAGACAACGGATTGCAGACATATTTGAAACCATTGGCACATTCGGAGCAGGCGGCTTTAACCCTGCCAATGTGACTGTAAACGTAGCAGGCAACGTTATGTCTAATGATGATCTTATTCAGGTCATTACTGAAGGCTTGTATGAGGTACAAAGACGAGGTCAGTCAATCACTTTGAACGCGGTGGCTCTGTAATGCCAGCACCTACGCTGCGTGTGTTTGTAGACTTTGATAGCAATACAGCCTTTGAAACCAACCCACTTATTTTAGACTCAGTTACTAGCGGCATTTTGGGAACCAATAAACTAGGCTCAGGTACGCTGCCTGTTGAAATTACCAACCTTGTCACACGCACAAACATTAGACGCGGACGCTCGCGTATTACTAGCAAGTTTGAAGCTGGCACAGCAGACGTTGTTTTGTATGATCAAAACGGTGACTGGAACCCAATGAACCCGGCAGGGGCGTATTACCCTTACCTAGTTCCCTTGCGTCAGATTATTATTTATGCTACTTATCTAGGCGTAGACTATTTCTTGTTTAGCGGCTTTATTACCAATTACGACACAGGTTTTAGACAGGGTAACGAGGACGTTTCAACCGTAACCTTGCGCTGCGTAGACGGAACCAAGTTACTCGCTGGTAGCTCTATTTCAACAGTCACAGGCACACCTGCTGGACAACTTTCAGGGGCTCGCGTAGATGCTTTGTTAAACGCGATAGATTGGCCTCTAAGCCTACGAAATGTAGATGCTGGTGACTCTACCTTACAGGCAGACCCCGGCACGTCTAGGACGGCTCTAGAGGCGTTAAACACGGTACAGGACAGCGAGTTTGGCGGTCTATTTGTAGACGGTGAGGGTCAGGTACGCTTTGTCAGCCGCACTAACCTTATAGCAGCACCAGCTACGGCTGTTTATACCTTTGCAGATAATGGCACAAATATCAGTTACACAAACGCCATAGTCGCTTTGGATGACACAAACCTTGTTAATGATGTGACTGTGACACGCGCAGGCGGCACAGCTCAGAACGCTTTTGACCAGACCTCGATTGACACCTATTTCCTACATTCAGGCACACGCTCAGGCATTTTGGTACAGACGGACGCTGAGGCGTTAAATCAGGCTCAAGGCATCCTAGCTACACGCAAGGATCCTGAGGTGCGCGTAGACTCAATTCAACTAAACCTCTACGATGATACTAACCCAAACAAGCCGCTATCCGGTGTAGACATTGAATTGCTTGATGGCATTAGTGTCACTAAGACAATGCCGGGCAATAGCAGCGTGGTACAGCCTAGCCTTGTGCAAGGCATCCACCACGAAATTACTAAATCATCTTGGAATACAACCCTATTCACCTCTGAGCCTTTATTGGCTGGTTTCGTGTTAGATAGCGCAATTAGCGGTATACTTGACTCAGACGTGTTGAGCTACTAAGGAGAAACATGGCAGGCGCAGGATATAAGTTATTCAACACCGGAGACGTACTAACGGCGGCTCAGGTAAACACCTATTTGATGGAGCAAACCGTCATGGTGTTCGCAGATGCCGCAGCTCGCACAACGGCATTGACCGGGGTAGTTTCCGAAGGAATGATCTCGTACCTCAAAGACACTAATGCTGTTGAGGTATATAACGGTTCGGCTTGGGTTTCTTCCGATGATCCTAATGCTATTCAAAACACAATCGTAGACGCAAAAGGTGACCTCATTACGGCTACGGGCTCAGACGTTCCAGCTCGCCTCGCAGTAGGCAACAACGGTGACACACTTCTGGCAGATAGTTCCGCAACTACTGGTCTGCGCTGGTCGGGAGCAAATCAACGAAATCCAATAATCAACTCTGGTTTTGATATATGGCAACGAGGCACTTCTTTTACTGGCTCTAATACTTACATTTATACCGCTGACCGCTGGGCTTGGCGCGATACTTCAGGTGGAAGTAATAGTTTGGGGCAAGTGACCACTTCACTCCCTACTGGTTTTAGTTATGCACTTAGATTTGGAAGGGCTAACGCTGCTACTACAACTTCGGCACAAAGATTTGGAACAGCAATAGAAACTATTGATTCCATTCCTTATGCTGATAAAACTGTAACTCTTTCTTTCTATGCCAAAAAAGGTGCTAATTTTTCACCTACGGGAGTTAGTGTTTATCTTGTAAGCGGAACTGGCACAAATCAGGCAATCAATGGAACTACTGGCGGTTGGGACTCCTATACAGGTGTTGCATATCCGATTGACCAAACTTTATCCTCAAGCACCCTAACCACTTCTTGGGTTAGATATTCCTACACAGGAACAGTCGCATCAACAGCAACAGAATTGGCAATTTATTTCGCATCAAGCGGCGTAGGAACTGCTGGGGCAGATGATTATTTCTATCTGACTGGTTTGCAGTTGGACATTGGGTCTGTCGCTTTGCCCTATCGCAGAGCAGGTGGCACACTCCAAGGGGAGTTGGCGGCGGCTCAACGTTATTATCAAAGAGTTTATGGAAACGGCGTTTCAAGTGGATTAGGTGCAGGTTTGGTGGATACAACTACACAGGCACAAATCAAATTTCCTTTCAAAGTAACGATGAGAACAAATCCAACCGCGTTAGAAACATCTGGAACAACATCTGATTACATTGTCAAAACAGGCGGAGCAGTTACTACTGTGAGCGTTGTTCCAACATTTACAGCAGCGACAACAGAAGAAATTGTTACGACTTGGA